TGGTTCCAAGTCCGCCACTCTTGCCAAAACTCCCCACCAGCCCGCTGCTGCCCACGTTGCGCTTGCGCTCGCCGCCACGCTCGGCTGCAATCTTCGCGCTCAGCTTCTCGGCAGCCATTACTGCCGCGGTGATACCTATTAGCACGCCGGCCAGCGCTGCGATGGGTCCCAGGCTCACGCCCACCAGCGCCACCTTAACCGCTAAAATGCCCAGCTCCAGAGCGGCGAAGCCCTTAACCGCCAGAGCTAGGCCGGTCGATATGGCAGCCAGTCCGATTAAAAAACCACCAGCGCCCACGATTGCGGCCGTTAGCTTTCCAATATTCAGCACCGCTTCCGGGTGCTTATCTACCCACTTCGTGAATTTTGGCAGCAGGGTGGTAAGCTCCTCGGCTAGTCTTACAATGGCAGGCTCCAGGGCGCTTAGAATCTCCCGGCTGATTCCTGACATGCTGCCCTTTATTCTGGACATAGCGTCCACCAGATTGGCCGCTTGGTCGCTTTCAAGCCGGGTCCACGTTATGCCCAGCCGGTCGCTTTCGTCGCTCAGCCGCTGGATGCCCTCGCGCCCTTCAAAAAGTAGCGGCAGCAGCAGGTCGCCAGATCGGCCCAGAGCACGCTGCGCCAGCGCGCCGGCCAGCGTGGTGTCCTCCATTTTGCTGGTGGCGTCTGCTATGTCCAGAAAAACGTCTATCAACGGCCGCAGGTTACCGGCTGAATCGGTGGCGCTCACGCCCAGCTCGTCGAAAGTTTCCACGCTGGCCAGCAGGCCGTCACGGGCGTCGCGCATATTGGCGCCCAGCCGGCGTATTCCGACCTTCAAGGCGCCCAGATCGGCGCCTGAAATGGTGGCAGCATGGCCCAGCCGGCTGAGCTGTTCCACGGTGGCGCCGGTGCGTATGCTGGCCTTTTGCAGCTCGTCGCCCATGGCGGCTGATTGTTTCAATATCAACGCAAGGCTGCCGGCCATTGCTGCGCCGGCTGCGGCCACCTTCACGCCCACGTTTGCCATATTCTTGCTGAAGTTTTGCAGGCGCTTTTCGGCGCTGGCCACGCCGGTTTTCGTTTGGTCCTTGGCGCCTATGGTTACTTCTATTTTGTTTTTCGTGGCCATTTACCGGGCAGCCTTTCCACCAGCAGCTGCTGCCGCTGCTATGCCTGGGCCCATGTCGTCCTTCTTGGCACGTCGCACCATTTTGCGCAAGTCGTCCGTATTGTCTTCGTCGGCTGCCACCGCCCACGCCATCAGGCTGTGAAACTCAGCCGTTGGCAGCTTCAGGATCTCGTCCGGGCTCAGCCGGTACAGCTGCGCCGCTCGGTTCACCAGATAGCCCGCCGGCGTCCTGGCGAAAGGTGGCCGTCTCGGTGGCGGCCTCCTCTGCTCGGCCGTCGTCCCCAGCCAGCACCAGCAGCTGCTCGGTCAGGCTGTAAACGTCGTTGCCCAGATCGTCCACGGTTATCTGGTCCTCGGGGCAATCTGCTGGCTTTCCGTCGAAAATAGCCGGGTCGATAGCGCAGAGCACCAGCAGCTTCCTGCCCAGCGGCTCCAGCTTGGTTATGTCCTTCGATATCTCAGCGAATTGTTTGGACAGGGCAGCCTGCCGCGCTTTGTCGCTCGCTCCCACGTTGGCTATGATCGGGTTCACGCCGGCAGCTTTCAGCTGGCTGACGGTCGGCCGTATTACCAGCAGCCGGTTACCCAGCATTTCGCCGGTGATAAACACCCGGCTGGCTTTCTTGATAGCAGCCGCGCCAGTCCGTACTGGCAGGCTGGTCGTTTTGGTCATAGTGTCGCCCCGCTTGGTTTTCTAGCTGATCGCTCCCACGATACTGTTGTGGATGGTCCACGCGAAGAAATTGGCCCCAGTCACCGAAGCCGTGAAAGGGATTGATTCCGGCAGCACGCCGCCGCCTGGAATGTCGGGGCGGCCGCTCTGGAATGTAATGTTATACAGCAGCAGCTCCAGATCGTAAGGCGTAGTGCCGGTGATAAAGCTGGTGCTCTGGTACTTCATGCTCAGCTGCTTGGCCGTGCGCAGGCGAAAGAGGTCGGCAAAAGTGTCGTCCTCGAACTCGCGGGTTATGCTGCCGGTCACGGTCATAATATCGGTCGGGACCGTTTCCTGCATAACAGGGTTGCCCAGATACTCCCGGTCGCTGCTCAGCGGCAGGCTGAAGTCCACGCTTACCTCGCTGGCGTTCAGCGCTGCCGGGGAACCGCCGCCCACGTCCTCGAGCGTCACCACCAGCCCGTCGGTGCCCGGGGTCCCTTCCAGCGCCAGCACGTCGGGCGCCGTGGGATATGTTGGCGTTTCCACTCCTGCGCTGGCCGCGTGCACCTGCCCAATGCCGCCGAAAGTCAGCTGTAGGTTTTCGTTGCTGAAAATCGCCCCCAGCGTGCCCAGCTTCACGCCGGTAATGGCGGTCATGCTTATGCCTTCGTTCATGTGTAAGGTCATGCCGACCTGGCGCGTCGTGCTGGGGGTAAAAACGTGCTCGTAAGCGCTGGCCACGGGGGTATCCACGCCATAAGTGTCCACACCGCCGCAGAAATGAAGTAGCAGCAGCTCCATTCCTTCATATTGCGGGTCGATAACAATGGTTCCCTCTGACCGTTCCAGCCGGTTCACCATGCTGGACGCGCCCAGCCGGCCCATGCCACGGTTGCCCCGGGTCACCTCGGCCGCTGGCTTCCAGCCGCTGCCGCCCACCAGCCTGTGGTAGTCGTAACCGCTGGCCGGGTCGGTGCCGTAAACGCTTTCCGTTACCATCGAAAAAAAGCTGGCAAGTCCCAGCCCTGGGGTCGGCATTGTCTAATCCTCCGTTTGTCCCTGGCCGGATGCTGTCCAGCTTTCGGGGTTTTGTTTCAGTAGCGCCGCGCCCACGTGGTCGGGCACCTCGAGCTGGCTGCCGGTCTGCACTATAGCCAGCCCTCCGGCATACTCCACCACCGCCTCGGCCAGCCTGCCGTGATATTCCAGCTTCATGCTCTGCGCCTCGTGTAGTTTATGCTCTCGGTGATAATGCACACCGCCCACGCTCCAGCCAGATCGTGAAATAGCTCCCTGCGCCGGGTGGCGCCATAAGCTCTGCCACCTCTGCTCAGATCGGCGTCCAGCGCCTTCTCCACGTCTGCTAGCACCTCCTCCATAAGCTCGGGCGCGCTAAGTCCGGGAAACCGCGTTTCATCCTCGAATACGTAAACGGTCAGCACCAGGTCGGCCTCGTCGTTGTCGCTCTTGCTCGGCTCGTTGCCGCTGTTGCCGTCTTCGCTTGTCACCAGCACCCATGGCATACGGGCCGGGTCTACCTGTTCCAGCGGCTCGGGTGCGCCGGTCACGGTGCGCAGCTGGTGCCGATAATCCACGCCGGCCGCCACGGTCAGCAGGGCCTCCAGTGCCGTCTTTACGTTGTCCACCAGTAGCTGCCGGTGCACTGTTGGCAATGCCATCAGCCCGCGTCCCCCACCTGCACCAGCACCCGGCCGCCCACCAGCGCCACGATTTTTTTCTCGTTGGTCTTCATGGCCTTGGTCAGATAGTGCGTCGCCTTGATAACCACCCGCTTGCTCAGCAGATAGTGAAGCACCAGCCCACCGCCGGCTGTGCTCTGGGCCAGAAATGCGTGGTTGTCAGTCTTCAGCACAAAAAGATCGGTGAAGTCACGGGCCCGGCTATTCTTGGCCAGCCGGGTTAGCGGTATAGTTAGCGCTCGCCGGCGCTTGGGCCGCACCACGCCGCCCAGCTCCTGGATGCGACTTGCCGGGTGTGCGCTCCCCACAATTCCGACCACGCCGCCCGGTACGTTAGCTACACGGCCGGTCCAGCTGGCGCGCCATTCCTTGCCGCCGGTAAACTCGCGCCGTATGCTGCGCTTCACGCCACGCTCCAGCACCAGCGTGGCAGCTCTCACGCCGTCGTATACGGCAGCCGGTATGCCCTTGCGCAAGGCGCGCAGCCGCTCCTGCGTCTCGCGTACTGCCACGGCGTTGGTCGATATTGTGACCTCCACGCCGCCGCTGCTCTTGGTCGCACGCTCCACCATTATAATGACCCACTTGGTGGCATGCGGTACGCTTTCAGCAGGCCCTTGATTCTGGATGGCAGAGGGCCACGCTCGAAAGTTATACTCTGTCCGTCCACGCCTTGGCTCTCTATGTCGTCACGCTTCAGCGAATAATCACGCCAGTAGCGCGCCACCAGCTGAAGGCAGGCCAGAATAATGTCGTCTGGTACGGCTGCCAGCGTGGCATAGCTGGCTGTAAAAACCACGTGCCAGCGGCGCACACCGCTGTGAAAGCCTCCACCGCTCGAAAAACTCAGCGCGCCGTGCTGGGTGTCCAGCTGATAGTCGCCTGCGCTGTAAGTCTGCGCCACGCTGCCGTCCAGGCTTAGCTGTTCAAATGTCTGCACGGCCAGCACGGGCGCCTGGCGCAGAAACAAGCGCCGGCCACCGCTGCCGTCGTGGTAGTTGTCGTGGGTTCTGCTCATAAATGTGCGGCCGGTGAAGCCTTCCACCCGTCTGGTGGCAGCGTTCACCATCCGGCGCAGCATTTCGGCTTCGTCCTGCGTCGGTGCGGTGCCAATTTTGGCATAAGCCACGGCGTCGTCGAAGGTGGCAAGCGCATATGGCAGCAGCGTCACCACGCTGGCCGGCATTGGCTAGTCCTTGCCGCGGCGCTTGCGCACCGCGTTGCCGGTCGTCAGCTTGCGGTCCTTGGCTCCCGGGGGCGGAGCTCCAGGCACGTCTCGGTCCAGCTCCTGGGTGTCGGCTGCTGCCGGGGTAGCTTTCACGTCCAGCCGGCGCAAGTGCCCTGGCAGTTCTTTTTCGATAATGGCTAGCTGTGCCTCGTCCAGCTCACGCTCCTGCCCGGGCAAGCCCAAAAACCAGCCCATGCTGATACGCTTCAGAATTACCACCCGCACCATTTTGGCCTCCCGTGCTGCGTTCAGCAGCTCCTGCTTCAGCTTGGCCGCCTCGCCGGTGCCGCCGATCATGTCGCCCAGATCGGCCAGCGATCCATGCTTGGTCACCCGAAAAAGCGCTTTCAAAATCTCCCCAGCTGAGGGTTGGCCCGGGCCTGAAGCCCGGGCCGTTCCTCATGCGCTGCTAGGCAATTGGCAGCACGTTAAACAGCCGGCCTACGCTCGTCACGTCACCAGCCAGCTGGTCGAAAGTGCCACGGTCGAAGGCCACTATCAGGCCTTGGTCGGTGGGCACCATTCGCTCAGTCTCCACGCCCAGCCCCGGCCGCCGGCCGCGCACCCAATTGTCTCGGTGCACCAGAATGATCTCGCCGGTGGTCGTGGTGATTCCGTCGTAAACGCCGGACACGTTCAGGTCGGTGCGGGAAAACTCCGACAGAATCACGGGGATGTCGTCAACGGCCCCCACCTGGCCGGTCAGCAGGTGGGCCTGGGGGCCCAAGTCTGCCAGCGTCTGGTGGTTTGCCAGCGTCAGCATATGGAAATAGCCGTACAGGCCTACCACGTATGCCAGCGACCGCAGCCTGACGCCGTAGACACCCATGCTCTGGCGCATCAGCCGCAGGTCGGTGATGGTCAGTGCTCCGGCGCCCATGTCGGTATTGATTCCGGCGTGCTCGATACAATGCTCCCGCAGGCCGTCCACGAACACCTTCACGTCGGTGCTGCTGGCTCCTACGTCGGAATCGAAGTGCGTGCCGTCAGTGTCGCCATTAATAATGGCGTCTTCCCAGCCGTCCCCGATGGCCTGCGCCATTTGCCGGTTCAGCCACGGGAGGCTGGCGGCAATGGTGTCTTCGTCCCACTCCCTGGTATAGATTTCTAGCGCTCGCAGCTTGCGCGCCGTCAGAGTGGTGTTGCCGGTGGGCGTGGCTCCCGTGAAGGTCCGCATGCCGTCCGTCAGTGCGTACGGGTTCACGGTCGTGGCGCTTTCGGGCACCACCTGGGCAATGGGTCGCGCAGCCGTGAATGGCCACGTATACGGGTTCGTGGGCATTTGGACCTCTTCAAAGAGGCCGGCCACGCGCATTTCCAGCATAATCAGCTCGCGCAGCTGCTGGCTGAACCCGGTGGGAACCCATTGCAGGCCCTCGCCGGTGGTCGTGGCGTCCAGCGCCTTGGCCAGATCCCCGGTCAGCTCCTGAAACTCGGCATAAGCTTTCAGTTCGTGCTTCTTCGGCGCAGCGATTCCGGCCTGCCGGTGGCCGCTGGCAATGGCAGCCAGCATCACCACTTCGTCGTTTTTCTTCTGGATATCCTCCACCAGCGCCTTGCTGACACCGCTGCCCACGGGGTTGGATGCCATAAGGCGGTCGAAACTTTTCTGGCTGGCGTTGTACTTCAGCAGCCGGGGGTCCATGTCGGGAAACACGGCAGCGCGCTTGCTGGCCGCCAGCTGTACCTGCGTTTCCTTGCCGATTCGTTCCAGCGCCTCCAGGCGCTCGCCGGTATTCTTGCGCTCGTCGCCCAGCGTGGTCTTCAGGTCCTCAATGGCCCGCACCAGCGCCTCAGTGGGCTGCATGGTCTGGTCGCTCATGTCTCTATTCTCCTCGGTTGTCCCGCGCTGGGCGGGGGTTTTACTATCTGGTCGCCAGCTCTTGCAGCTCGATAACCGCGCGCTCCAGCGCAGCCTCGAGTTTCACGTTATCGGCAGCCCCACCGTCCAGCGCAGCCGCTGTAGGGGCGACCTTCACAGCAGGCGGCCCAAGGGTCGGCAGGGCCGCCTTCAAAGTCGCCAGTGCCTCGGCCAACTCGGTGGCGCTGCGCAGCAGCCCGGCCTCGTCGCTGGTAAAGGCTTTCAGCAGATTGGCAAGCTGGGCGTGGCTCAGCACGCCAGTGCGCTGTGCCAGCTCCAGCACGGCCGGCGCTGATAGCGCCAGCGCGTCGGGATTGGCCGGCAGAGGGACCGCGCTGTATTCCAGCAGCTCCCACGCCTCGAAAGTGAACCCGCCGCCCCAGACCTTGGCGCCGCTTTCGGCGTCCTCCACCAGTCGCTTCTCTGCCCTCATGGGCAGGAATCTGATACTGGTGGTATTCATTACGCCGTCCACGTATTGCCCAAAAATCTTGGTATTGAAGCCGTCCGGGTCGTTTCGTAGGTCGAAGGCCGTTTCTGAAAGCACGGCGTCCTCGTGCACCTCTTCGCCCAGGCTCTTGCCGATGGGCGGCCGGCTGTCGTCGTGATTCCACAGCACAACGGGATTCTTGCGAAAGTTCTTATTGTCCATGCCGGCAGGCACCACCACGTCGTCGAAGCGGTCCACAGTTGGCGTGGTGATCTTGAAAATTCCAGTGCCGCGTTCCTGGTCGAAAGTGTCCGCGCCCTTGGCTGCGCTGCCACCACGCAGCACCACGGGCATGGTGCTGCCGGCGTCCAGCGCCTTGGCTAGCTCCAGCCGCTGGTGCACCTCGAGCGGCAGCTGCTTCTCCAGAGTTATCAGGCGCTTGCTCAGATTCATGTCGTTGCCCTTTCTCGGCTGCTTAGGCTGAGGTCCACGTCGTCCTCTTCACCTTTCAGAATTGGCTCCACGGTGCACCTGCAATTTATAGTTTCCTCCGGGAATCCGCCGCCGGGGTCGCCGGGGTATTGCAGTTGCGCTTCGCCCACCAGGAAGCTCTCATTTATCCCCACCACTTGATTATCGGCGTCCGCGTGCGTTTCCCTCACGTCGCCGTCTATGGTGGCCAGCCAGCGCTTGCGCTCTACCAGCCCGGTCTGCTTGTAAGCCTCCACGGCGCCGGCGTTGAAGCTCTTAATGCTTTCAGTGCGCCCGATGGTGTTGGCTCTGGACCGGCTGGCTTCGTCGCCCATGGTATGGCGCACCCGGTCGCTAAGCTGTAAAGCGTTTTCGCCGTCTGCCACGCCTTCGGCTAGCGTGGCTTTCAGCCGGTCCTTCGTGACCTGAAGTGTCTCTGTCACCAGCTCGGCGCCTTCCTTCTCGATAAAGCGCAGCACCTCGGCGCTGGTAATATTAAAATCAAGCCCGGCCACGCCCAGGTCAGATATAGCTTTATCCCCTGCCACCTTCATGGCCTCGGCATATATGGCTGTGAAGCGTTTGCGGTTGTCCACCAGCGTGGCCTCCAGCAGCAGCTCCACCTCAGCCACGCCTTTGGCCAGCCGTCTGGCCAGCACCTCGTCCAGATTGTCCAAAATCAGCTTCAGCTGCTCGCTGAACATTGCCCTGGCAGCTCTGGCAAACACCCGGCCGAAGGCTCGGCTGTTCTTATCGAAGGCGCGCCACGTGGCCTTTCTGCGCAGATTCCGGTGGTGCGTATGGGCCTCGGCCAGCAGCTTACTGATTGCCTTGCCGGCTTCGTCTTCCGGCTCTGGCTCTGGCGCCGGTGGGGGCGGAGCTGGCGCCGGCTCGGGCTCGGTGTCGTCCAGCACGCTGCTGTCGGCTGCCGCCGTGAATGGCAGCAGAGGTATGTCGCCAGTCTCGAGGTCGTCCAGCACTGGCAGCTCGCCGGTGCTCAGCCATTTGCGCACCTCGTTGCGCGTTACAATTCCATACTGCACGGCAGCCACGCCGGCCGCCACAATGGCCTGCCGGTCTGGCTGAAGCGCTGCCACGTCGCTGGTATCGAATTTTACGCTTATTCCGGCTCCCCAGCGGGGCGCCAGGTCTTTGTTCAGCCGCGCCTGTAGCTTGCGCAGCTTCGGCAGAATGGTCAGCTCCCAGAATTGCCGCTTCTGCTCTTGGGCGTTGGCATATGTGGCGCCGTCCAGCAGCGTCACCATTACGGGCGGCACGCCCAGCGCCATCAGAATTTCCTCGCGGTTCATTTTGCGCAGATTCTCGAATAGCATATCCTGGTGGCTGGGCTGTACGGTCTTAAACTTCAGTGAATGGCTAAGGCCTTTCACGTCCCACGCTTTGCCGCTGCCGCTGTGCTCTTGCCGAAACTCCTCCACCAGCCGGCGCAGCAGCACGCTGTCCAGCTCGTCGTCTGATTCCAGCACGCCGCTGAGGGTGGCGCCGCGCTTGAAAAAGCCTTTATTGAAAGCCACCGCCCAGAGGTCCACGATGGCGGCCATCGTCGCCGGCTCCACGCTGCCCTGGCCCAGATAGTCGTGGACGGGGGAAAAATACTGTAGGTGAAGCACCTGATCCCTTGTGAAGCGTAGCGGCCGGCCGTCCACCTCATAGTGGTAACCGCTAATTTTCATCAGCTTGTCGGGAATCGGGCGCACCCGGTGGGGCCTCAGCGGTGTAATGGTGGCCGGCGCTCCGCCGCGGTCTATGTCGCCGCCTTCCAGCAGCAGGTAAGCGTCGCCGGCTAGCTCCAGAAATGCCGTGGTCAGCTCTATAATGTCGTAGCTGGTGTCGATAGGATTGGGCAGCCCGGGCTCCCCGGGCAATGGTCCCAGCATGGCAGCTAGTGGATGGTCTGGCAGCTCGTCCTCGCCGCTGAACACCCGAATTGGCACGCTGGCCACGGCCGTGGCAATGGCATAAACGCCGGCGTATACGCTGGCTAGCTTCTGGTACAGCTGGCTGGCTGCCAGCGTATCGAAATTCTCGCCCTCGGTTGTGGGCTTGCCTTCTGCGTTGCTAGATACCAGCACCTGGTACGCTGCGCTTTTCTTGGGCGCCAGCATGGTGGCCAGAGCGTGGGCTATCGGATTAAGCATGGCGCTGGCTTTCTATAAGGTACTTCACCACGCCGGCGGTGAGGCCGCAGACGGTTGGCAGCACCAGCAGCCCGGCCCACCATTGCCAGAAAAAAGCCCCCACCACGGCCAGAATGGCCACGCCCAGATACAGCCCGGCAGCTGTCAATCCCAGCAGGTAGTTGATAGGGGCGCCGGTTTTCAGCTTCATGTCCACCTTCTAAAGGTTCGGCAGCACGGGAAAAGCCGTTTGGCTGGTGTGAAATTTCACGCTGGTGCCGTGCTCCACATAAGCCTGAATATC